GTTGCCGCCTGCCCCCACGTGCGGGAGCAGGCAACAACTAACTCAATTATGAGTTGTGGATAGAAGCTGATGACTCGATACGAACCAAAGCTGCGTCACGGTAACGTGCCCAGCCTAGAACGCCGTACCATCCGATTGGACGGAAACGCATCAACTTATCAACGATTGGACCGAAGACCACATGTGGCTCTTCAGCAACCGCTTCAGCAAGTGCTTGCTTACCAGCAACTAGTGTGCGGAATACGCGTGTTCCACCAGAAGCGTTTACGTAAGAAGAAGTACCGAATGTACCTGTAGCACCTGAAGAACCTGTACCATCTGTTGTGTTGAACAAACGTGGAGACTCTACGAACATAGCTCCTTCGTAAGTTCCGATGGTTCCTGGCCAAAATTCAGATGCGCCATTCTCAGCGTACTTGTGGTCATCGCGCCATCCGCCTGCTCCAGTTTCGGAGCGAAGGTCGTATGAAACTTCTGGGTGAATACCACACCAGTAGTATTCGCCTTGACGTGGAACAGCCTTGTTAGCACGTAGCTTTGCAACAGCAGTACGAATATCGCGTGAGCGAATTACTGATGTTCCATCGATAGATGCTTGTGTTGTTCCATTGGTGTATGTTCCAGCATATGTTGAAACTGGGGCAGAAGCTCCGCCTGTTAGTTCAGCAATTGCGTTTGGTCCACCAACAAGTGTCTTGAGGACGACTGTATCAAGTGAGTCAGCCATGTTGAAGGCAATAATGTCTGCAATAGCTGGATCTACATCTGATAGTGAGAACAACTCGAGCTTACGAGTTGCTAGAGAAGCGTTACCATATTCAAGCAATGAAACGGTGATTGGAGTGGTGTTACCTAGAGCAACAGCATCTGGATCAACGTCTTCAGAGAGTGAAGAAGTAACGGCTGACATGTCTGTGTAAATCTGGAATACAACAGACGAACCTGGCATAGCTTGCTGTACTGGACGCTTATCTGCAACATCGCGGATAAGAGGAACGGCACGGAGCGCAAACTCTACATAACGGTCATAAGCGGTTTGTACTAACCCTGGAATACCAGCGGTAGAACCGAATGAGTCGGTATATTGATTGGCCATGTGTCACCTACTTTCTTTGGGTATAGTGTGCGAATGGGTTTAAATTAACGTCCTCGACCCGTTACCTTCTGACCAAAAACAAGCATGTCAAGCTCTTCTCTTGTCTTAACGCCAGCCAGTTTCGCGGCTGCATCAGCATCACGAGACGGGGTATTTGCGTTTTGAAGAGTGGCATTGATTCGCTGTGTTTCACGAGCATTAGGTGTTGGTTCTTCAGACGGAGCATCTTCAGGTGTGGCAAATCCGAACACATCAGCGTTCTCGTTTAGCCATACATCAATTTGCTCAGGCGTACTTACGTCGCCAGGAATGAACTTGGCGATCTTGGTAGATACGCCTTTCTGTTCCAATACTTCCTTGACTGAACGTCCTCGAAGGTCTGCCTGAATAGAAGCTAGCTGATCAGCCAGTTCCTTCTTTTCACGCTCTGCTCTCTTGAGAGCCTTGCGTAGATTTGCTGGACCATTCTGGTCTTGTGTTTGTGATGGTTGATCTTCTTCAAGATCAAAGTCATCATCTTCGTATTGGTCTGCCATGTGGCACTCCCTTTTCTATGTTGGTTGATCGCAGGCCATAGCACTCCCCAGGGGAAGGGGTACTAGCTCCCACTCTTGGTCTTTAAATACACATCACCATGCCAATGGGTAGTGATGGAACCTAATTAACTTACGCCAGATTCTTCTGTATAAAGGCTGCCCTTAGCAGCACCAGAAGAGCCGCTATAAAGACTTACAAGTCCTGCACGTTGACGCGCTAGATCTTGTTGTGCCTGTGCTGCAGAAACGCCATTAACGTTTGCGTTAAATTGAGCAGCAGTTAATTCAGAGCCAATGTTGGCAGCATTGCCACCCAATGATGCGGCAATCTGTTGTTGTTGAGCCAATTGGCTACCAATGTTTGCAAAGCCTGTTTGGGCTTGTTGTTGCGTAACACCCTGTGCCGCAAGACTTAAAGCATTTTGCTGATTAAGAGCAAGGTTTTGACGAGCTGCTTCTGCCGCAACTTGAGTACCAGCAAACTGTTGTTGAAGAACAGGCACTGCCGTATTTGGATCAAGGAAGTGTGCAATAAGATCACCTTGGGTCAAACCATATTGTTGATATGCAGTTTGAAGCAGATAAGGATCTTGAGTTGTTGCCAATTGACTCGCCATGTTGACGTAATTTTGAAGTGTTGTCGTTCCCACGTTTTTGCCAATAAGACTTGCAAGAAAAGATTGAGTTTGATATTGATCTGGAACACCAGATTCTGACAATATGCTACGGTAATTGTTTTCAGCTGTCATATAATCTGCTGCACTATAAGCAGAAAACCCAGCTGCTACGCGAGCATCATTACCAGAAAAACGTGCTTTATATGCAGGAGAATTTTGAATTGTTAAAGCAATTGTATCTGGCTGTGCACCTTGCTGAGCAAGGGTTGTAATCTGATTCATTAGATCTGTTGAGTTAGGATCGTTGGAGTTAAGAATACCCCAGTCCATTAATTGCTTTTGCGCAGCTGAAATATAATCTGTTGTCGCTGGTCCAGTCGCACCAGTTGGACCAGTAGTAGAAGGCGTAACTTGTGTAAAAGTTGTTGGATTTGCACTACCATCCCAGTTATAGGTTGTTGTGTTGTAACCTATTACGTTTCCACTACCATCTTTTATTGGAACACTAGTTGTTTGCGGGGTTTGCACAAAACTTGAAGAAGGCCCTAATGGTGCGGCACCTGAAGCAACAGGTCCAGCCATTGTTGCGCTGCCTGGAGCCTTGGAGCCATCTGGAAGAACAATTGCCCCAGCGGGGGTTGCAGTTCCAAAAGTTCCTGCTGTTACGGGTGTATCTGGAATAGCGGCAGCAGCAGCATCTTGCGCAATTTGTTGCTCTACTTGTCTATCTGTCATTGCCATTAGATTTTTCCAAACGTTTTGCCTAGAGTTTCAACGATGCTTGCCATTGAGTTTTGAGCGTCAGGTGTGCTTCTCCAGCGTGGATCTTGACGAAGCGTTTGTTGAAATTGCCAGATGGGCATAGGTGAACCTAATCCAGTATTTGGGTCAATAGTTCCCTGAAGGGCTTTATTGATTAAAGCACTGTCTCCGTTGTTTCCACTTAGATCAATACTGCTTGCTGGAATACCAAGAATATTTTGCATTTCTTGTTGATAAGGGGCAGCAATGTTAGCAACAGTTTCACCTTGATTAATTCTTGAAGCAAATCCAGAATATTTTGATGCTGCATATCCTTTAACATTATTTGCATAAGTGTCATAAGTCATACCAGATTTTGGATCTGATAATTTAGCACCAGCATCTGTGTAAAAACTTTCAGGCATTGCAACGCCTTGACTCGCAGCATAGGCACGAAGTTGATTTACAAGACCAATTCCAGTGCTTGCATTTGCTCCACCGCTAAGTGCAATACCTGCACTTTGAGCAGTTGTAGCAATTTTACTTTGAAGACCAGATTGATAATCGCTTGAAGTATAAAGCGTGTCTGAATACGCATCATTTAAAGTTCCCTCTGCAAGAGACGTTGCAACCTCTGGGGTAAGTTTGTAACCCATGCTTGTTGCTTCAGTAGTAATTCCATCAATACGACGCTGAAGTTCTTTACCGTATGTACTATTTGGAAGTACGTTTCCATTAGCATCAAGTGACTGTGCTTTATCTGAAGCTGCTTGAATGGCTGAAGCGCCATAGGCTTTCCAAAAATCTGTTTTCTTTAAACCTAATTCAAATTTTGTTGGGTCTGTTGCGTTAATCCAGCCACCATTAACTGCATCAGTAATAAATTGAAATAATGAATAGCCAGTATTATTTTGAATTGTTGGCAAATTAGAATCTGCATTTTTCCAAAAGGCATATTGAGCGCCATTTTGATTATGAAGAATCTGTGCAAAATCTGATCCTGGCGATAGCAGTCCTGAAAGACCAGGCTCCGCTGCCGCTACTTGAGCAGATACTTTAGTACTTTTAGCCATTATGCAACTCCAGCATCTTTAGCAGCTATTTGGTTCATTAAATTAAAGGCAGCACCAGATGCTTGAAATGCTTTATATTCACCAGAATCAATAATTTTATTTTTTGCAAACTCTTGTAAGTTAAGTTGATTTGCCGTTGTAGTTTCATTTTGACCAGAACGAAGCAAGCGATTTGTTACGCCACCAGCGCCCAAACCTTGAACTGGAACTACTGAATATGTATTTGAACCAACGGTTTGAGATGTTGGATTTTGATTAGCATAATTATCATATACTTGCGCCCATTTTGCAACTTCATCATCTGAAGCATTTTTGCCCAATAGTTGCAAATACAAATCATTAACAGTTGATTTTACAGCATTAATATCTGGTCGATCAATGCTTTTAAGATTAATTGAAGAACTTACAGCATATGGGTTAATTGATTGAGGATTAATTCTATTGGTAATAGCATCTGCAATAGATGCTGGATCTGCGCCCTTATGTTGATTGACAACAGTTAAAGCATAATTTCCAAGAAAGTTTTGCTCAACTGGACTTAATTTTCCATCGGTTGAAATTGTATCAAGACCTGCTAGTGCCCCAGGCGCTTTTGAAACATCCAAAGACATTCTTTGAATGGCTGGAGCATTATTGACAGAATCGCCAAGAAGAGACTTGAGTTGCCCAAAAGTAAGAACTGGCGGAATTTTGCCATTGACAATAAAGCCATAGTCATTTTTAACTGGAGCATTGACCTGCGCTTTTGCAGAGGTAAGGCTACCGCCACCCCCAGCGCCACTAGATAGTTGTTCTAATGTCGTAGCTGGTAGGTTAATTGCAG